TGCTATACCCACCGCTCTCAATCATATTAATGACAGATTGAGAGTCTTTTTCCTCCACGATAATAATTGTGTCGTCACCATTTGAAAATATTTCGTTTTTAATTTGCCCCAACAACACACGTGTGGTGGCGTAGACCAATAGGGTATTTCCGGCACCTGTGTGAGCTGTGCCAGACGCCCGCATCTGGGGCACCCTAAACGTCTTACCCTTATTACCTTTGCCCAATCGGATGCGCATGGTTTCCTTACTTCCGGAAATCATGCACTTTCTAAAATCAGGCTCAGCACATCTGTTGATGAAAAACGAATTTTCAATGTGTTTGAGTTCCTTACCAATAGTCGAATCACACTTAGACATGTCTATACTTATAAAAACGTGATTTCTAAAAGTAGCAGCCATATCCTTGAAACGAGTGGCCAATTCACCAGAACTCATACCCTTAGCCATGAAAGGAAATCTATTACCGGGTCCAACGATCTCTTTCATTGCTCGCTCAATAGGTTTGATATGTCTCCCCATCACGACCTTTGCATGGTCGGATGGTGGGCAAATTAACCTGGGTATTCGCAATTTCTTATCATGAAAGCTATATTTTTCGACCTTGACAAAAGCATCATACACCATCCACTTTTTCTTGTAACGCAAGTCTGCTTCGATTGCTCGTCGCCAGGCTGTTTTCTGGGGTCCAACAGCTGTTGATAAAAACTCGTCGTTACTCATTGGTGGTATGGTGGAAACACATCGTGATAGCTTTTTGACAAATCGAGATAGCTCTAACCAAAGCGGGTCATCTATGTTAGCCTCGACGCATTCGCGTGCATCGATGGCTGGAACAAACATTCTTAACTCGAGAGCAAGAATAGAATTACAGAGACAACCCGACAACCTATACGCATCATCATACCCATTGTATGGTAATCGTATACTAACAACCCCTCCCTTACCGCCCAGACACCCGCGTATGTTCTCAATCTTGATCTCTCCTACTAGCTGCTGACAAAGCGCTCTGTAGTTACATAGATCATTGACGAACACACGACGGGTGTCCTATTGGAGTGGGGCGGTTGGAACAGCTAACTTCTTGTAAGTTAGCCTGTTCCAAAGGTCGGCACTACCAAAATAAATTTGGTGTCCTAGCCGACCCAACCAAGTCTCAGGCCCGTAGTCAACCTTACCGGTTGAAACGTTCCTTCGCTTGATTATGCCTGGGTGAACAGAAAGATAAAGATCAGCCAAACACTGATCATGCGCACTGAGGCCCTTACTTGCATCGCGAAATACAACGGCCGCTAGTGCGCTCTTTTTACTGGATGGTAGCAAGAATCTTCGTGATATCATACCATCACGCGTCAAGGACAATTTAATGTGCCAATTGTTGAGTCGTGCTTCTTCA